TTGTTAATGCTGCATTGGTGAAGAAACTATTGATACTGTCACCAAGATTACCTAATCCAAGGAAGTTGAATATACCTCCTGTTACTGCCTTTTGAGTTGCGTTCTTGTTTATATTTTGTAGAGCACCAAGACTCATAGTTGTCATACTATCTTCAACCCAACTTGCTGAGTTTCTATCAGACATCCCATTGGGCATAGGTAGTTTTATACCTGCACCAAGTTTTTTTCTAAATGGAGATTGTCTTGATAGTCCATATCCAAGACTTGTATCATCTTGTTTAGTACCAAAATCTTTTCCTAATGATGCATTGTATGGTGGTCTATATGCATAACATTGAATCATCATGTAGTCTTGAGCAGTATCAAGATCCATAGGATAGGTTATGATCTTATTGAACATATTGTCCCCTATTTGATCAAATCCTCCACCTTGAACACCTGATTTATTAATAACATGAAGTGGACCTTTGGTAATCACTTCTTCAATAAACCATTTATCATCATCAACCTGAACAACTCTTTCATTAGTTGCATTTCCAGCATATTTGTTCCATTTTGTACCTTCACCAGTACCAGCACCTTCATACATTGGTAAAGTACCAACGTTTTGTACATCGGATACATCCTTTCCTTGCATCTCCTTTGATGCCCACTGGGGTACTTGACCACCAGTTTTAAGAAGCATTATTCCTGATGGTTTAATCGTAAAGGTGTTTTGTACATGATTCCTTACGCCTAATTGTATTCTGCCATGTACATATCTTTGTGTTTCAGCATCAAATGGAACTTGTGGATTATCTGCCTCGAATAACGATTTGTCCCATACTCCATTAGTGTATATGGGTTTAGCATTAATAAGAACCTGACCACTATCATCTACAGGAAGAACTTGTGCTGTCTTCTGGTCATGAAAATAAAATACTTTATATCTTTGTGCTTGACCTGTTGCTTTGCTATAGAGATATATCCCCTCTTGGCCGTTGGTAGTGACCTCTGGATCTACTTCTTGTCTGTTGAGGATGGTCCCCGTTGTCCCTATTTCTGCAGTCATTTTCTCCAGTTAAATGCTTTATGTTTAGGGTACTTCATTCCATTTCTTGCTATAAATTTTTCAGTTGGAAGTTTTGATATTACATCCCAATCTTCAGTCCTTGGAACTTGATATAGGTTTCCTATACCACTGTATAGGTATTTGTGTAAACTGTTTTTAGGTACAGTTGTAGAACCCGCACTACCGCTATTTAGTAGGCTTATTGCAACTGCGTCTCTATAATCGGGATTTATGTAGTGTAAGTTCGCTCCTAAGAAACCATCTTTATAAAATCTGAGAGCAAATGATAGTGGTTGTAGATCCCAAAATTCATAATTTTCTGGGTATGCTGCACCATATGAGAAGAAGAATAGTCTACCAACTTCAATGAAATCTGTATCACTGGTACTGATATCTCTATTTTGCAGAGGTAATAAGGCTGCTTCTAATTCGTTTATATACCAGTCTCCACTTCTGCGTTTCTTACCAGCTTTTTGTATTATTTCTTCTCCAATCATGCTATCCCCAGTTCTTTTTCGGTCATGATTTTAAATTCATACTTTCTGTCATTACAATAGGATTTTGCTGCTTCCCATTTTGCCTGATTAACAACCCATGTTTGAACTTCATATGCCCATGCTTTAGTTCTTTTCTTAGGGTTTCTTTTTGGTTCTTTTAGTTGTTTTTTAGGTTTTACTTCAATGACTACATTCCTTGTCTTCCCTTTTGCATCCTTGTATTTGATAAAGAAGTCAGGAAAGTAACGATGTGTTCTATTATCTAAGGGGTTCTTATATGGTATCCAAAATTCTTCTGATTGCCATTGACTTATATTCTCAGTTAAATCACAGTATTCCATGAATTTTCTTTCCCAAAGAGACCTATAAATGATTCCAGTGGGGTCACCTTTGTATTTTTTGGTATTACGTGGTTTGTATTTCCCCTTATAAGCCATATACATAGTATGTGAGGATCATAGTTTATTTAGATGCCAGACTACTCTCCTGCGACCACTTCATCAGCTCAAGTTACTAACGAGTGGATAGAAAAACCGAGTGCTTCAAAAGATAAATCTATCTTTTGGCAAAAGGGGTTACACTATACTCGTGCAGATGCTCAGTCGTTTCAGGCTTCTCTTAATTCACCTTCTTTAACTAATCAATATAGAGTATCATTAAATTTTGGTAATACTGGAACTGGTTCTGCAAAGAATGATGTAAATACGTGGATTGCTAAAGCTGGAGTTTTTGGTGACAAGTATTCTGGAGGAACTGCAAGATTTGATTTCTTGTGTTCTGAAGCCAGTTTGCCTGGATCAAACTTTATGTCTTTTGAAGAAACAGGAAGTAGACAGGGAATCACAGAATCTTTTCCACAAATGAGATCATACACTGATCTTCAATTAAGATTTTATGTTTCTTCTGATTATAAAGCTATTAGACTATTTCAGGAGTGGATTAATTTTATTAACCCAACTTATACTGATAACAGGAATATAGATTCATCACCAAGAGGACAAGTATCACAGAACGCAAGATCTGGATTCACAAGGATGAGATATCCTGATAGTTATAAGAGAGAGATAACTGTCACTAAGTTTGAAAGAAGTTATGGGTATGCTGATTTTCATATGGATGAAGGAAGGAATGTTGCAGATGTAGATGCAATAGAGTATAATATGGTTAATGCCTTTCCAGATACTATGGAAGCCATTCCTTTATCATATGATGATGCACAGATAGTTCAGTGTACTGTTAATCTTAAGTATGATAGGTTCTATGTAACACAGTTGAATAAGTCAGGTCCGAAGGATAGTGGTGCTAACAACAATACTATTAGTGATTCTACTGATTGGTTAACTCAACAGGGTCAGACGTTAAGGAATGATATATCAAGTGGAGAGGATATAACCAATCAGACGATTGTTAGAGAAACACAATGAAGGATTATGATGACTCCAATTGGAGAGAAGAGTATAAGGGTTATACCTCCAGTAGGTATGAGTTGGATCTTCTTGAGAATGGACCACATAGTCTTGCCCAGTCATGGATGATGGGTGCATTGCATAATAAATGGAAAAAGATGAAAGGTTATAAAGATCCCGAACCACCTGATTGTTCTTCATCGCTTCAAGAATGGGAGCAAAGTATTAAGAAGTATCAATAACCCCTCTAAATAACTACGATGACTTGATTACATATCATGCCTTTACCAAAAATTACGACATCTCAGTACGAGTTGAAATTGCCTTCCACAGGGAAGACTGTTAAATATAGACCATTTTTAGTTAAAGAAGAGAAAGTTCTAATTCTTGCTCTTGAATCTAAAGATCAGAGACAAATTACCAATGCGGTTAAACAAGTTTTAAAGGAATGTGTTTTAACCAGAGGAGTGAAGATTGATAATCTTCCAAGTTTTGATATTGAATATCTCTTTCTTAATATAAGAGGTAAGTCTGTTGGAGAATCTATTGAACTTATTGTTACTTGTGGTGATGATGGTGTCACTCAAGTTAAGACAACTGTTCATATAGATGAGGTAGAAGTTAAGACTGATCCTAATCATACATCAGAGATTATATTGGGTGAAGGATACAAATTAAAAATGAAGTATCCATCGCTAAGTCAATTTATTGAGGTTAATTTTGGATCTGATGAGGATGATGTAAATGAGGTTGATAGATCTTTTGATATAATCGCTTCGTCTATTGAGATGGTATATAATGATGAAGATATGTGGGCTGCTTCTGATTGTACTAAGAAAGAACTCGTTGAATGGGTGGAGTCTTTAACTTCAGAACAATTTAAGAAGATTGAAACCTTCTTTGATACTATGCCTAAGTTGACTTGTGATATTAAGGTGAAGAATCCAAATACTAAGAAAGAAAATACCGTCACATTGGAGGGATTGTCGGATTTTTTCGGTTAACCATGTCACACATTGACATGGAGACCTACTTCAGAATTAACTTCGCTTTAATGCAGTTCCATAAATATTCTTTGACTGAAATTGAGAATATGGTCTCTTGGGAAAGAGACATTTATGTTGGTCTTTTAAGAGCACATATTGACGAAGAGAACCTTAAAGCACAACAAAGAGCAGCAGCTGCAAAAAGTTAATGGCAATAGGACGTTCAATACTTAAAAGAGGAAGTATCCTTGCAAAGCGAGGGATAGGTCGTCGTGCTCGAAAAGGTCTTAGTATGGTACGGGGAGCTGGATCTCCTCTTAGATCTGCAGCAAAGACTATTGCTCAGGTTCCAGGCCAAGAAGATGGTATTCAATCAGTAAATCCAATAACAAAACTGGTTAATAATCAGGTCACTAAACATGTTAAGAATATCACTCAGCAGTTAAAAGGACCAGCTGGGTTTGATCCAACAGAGATGTTGCAGAAGATATTTGGTGGTGGATTAAATCAATTAACAAGTTTTGCTGCTGGTTTAGAAGCTTTCAAGAAACCATTTGAGAAGACGTTTAAGTTTCTTGAGAAGAGTAAGAAATTATTTACTGATTTTATTAAAAAACTTTCCAAGGCAAAAGTTGCCAAGGGAGGTGGCGGTAAAGGTGGTTTACTTAAGAGTATACTGAAGGGTGCTGCAACTTTAGGACTTGTAGCTTTCACTGGATGGGGCATCAGTAAGATGCTTGGTGGAGGTAAGAAGAAAGGTGAATCTACAGTAGTAGGTGAAGATGGAACTACTGCTGGTCCCGCTGGAACATTCCAAGAGGAAATGGGAGATCAGTTGACTGCTAAGGAAACTGAGAAGTTCAATAAAACTATTAAATCCTTTGATAAAGCTATTAAGGCTTTACAAGCACAACTTAAAGGTAAGAATAAGAAACCAAAGGAAGAAGAAGAGAAGAAAGAGGAAGAGAAAGAAGAGAAGAAAGAGAAGGAAAAGGAGTCCAGTTTAGTTGGTACGAAACAGACTGCATTGATTGCTGGTGAAGATGTACCAGAGGGTATTGATGTAATCGTTGGTGGTACGGAAGAAACTAAAAAAACTGTAGAAACAGATACTAAGGTTGATCCAGTAACAGATAAAGTTAAGAAATTTAAGAAGAAAGTTGATGAGAAGAAGGAAGCTAAGAAGAAACCAGAGGGTGTAAAGAGATGGCTTGCTGGTGGTGTAGATGCAATAACAGGAGGTCGTACTGATTTTGATCAACAAGGAGATGGCAGTAAGGCTGAGACTGTAGCAACTCCTCAAGATGGTATATCAGGAGCAACTGGTAAGAAGGGTACTGAAGGTGCAAAAGGTGCCAGAGGACCTATGGGTTGGTTGGCAGGAACTGTTGATTTCCTTAGTGGTGATCAATTAGATTTGGATGGTCGTGGTAATATAGTTGATGGTGCCAAGAATATTATTAATAATGTAAAAGAAACTAAAGAGGTTAAACCTGAGACTGCAACTGTAGATGGTGAACAAGTAACACCTACTACTGCAGAGGCTTCCCCAGAACTTAAAGAAGCTAAGTTAAACGCATCTCAAGCAGTAGCACAAGCACCAGAAACGGATCAACCTACTACCAATACAACTGTTCTTCCTTTAAATACACAAGGTCAACCAGGCGGTCAGACTGGTGATGCAGGAAGGACTAAGATGGGTGCATCTGATGTAACTACAGGTCAATCAGGTAATATTCCTTTCCTTATGCCATTTGATACTTCTAATATTCATTTGGCTCATTCTAAACAAACCTTTAATATAGTATCAAGTTAATGGCAGAAACTAATACCGCCATTAATAAGGTAGTTGATACCACAAAGAAGGCTGTTGAACAGTCTGAAAATACTATAGCGAAGTTTACTAAGTTTCTTGGTGGTAAGACAACTATTCTTAAAAGAACCAAATTACCAAAGAAAAGTGATATTTCAAAAGCTGAGAAGTTTATAAAAAATTGGAATCCTGGCAAGGGTAAAGGTGGTGGTGCTGATAATAAGTTCTTGAAACTTGCTGCTGGTGCTGCAATTCTCACTATGGGTACTATGACTTTCATGCCTACCGATAGTGTTGAGGCTAAGACTAATCAGGTACTTAATGATGAGTATGGTGGTGATAAACAAAAGATGATTGCTGATTTAAAGAAAGAGAAAGATAAAGCAAAAGAGGGTGCAGAGGCTGCTACAGAGTCATCAGAAGGTAAAAACGAAGAGATTGACAAACAGATCGATCATCTTGAAAAGAGTAAAGTAACTCCAACAGAAGGTAAGACTACTCTTGATAAAGGTGATAGAGCCGAGCAGATGCAGGAGGAGATTCATAAAAAGAATAAGATAGATGTTGAGAGGTTCCATAAAGGAGTTAAAGGATTCAAAACTATCGTTGATAGTAAAGCAATTGAAAATGCAATGAAGCCAGGATTCTTGAGTAGTGTAGTTAATCTTGTTAAGGATGTTGGTGGAAAGGTTATTGAAGGAACCAAGAGAGGTGTTGCTGGTTTCGCAGACTTCTTAACGGGAAATATGTTTGATTTCGATAAGAAGAATACACCAGAAGAAACAGTAGATGATGATGGGATACCTCGTGCAGATGGTGTTATTGATGAAAATAAATTAAAGAAAGTTAAAGTAGAGTATAAGGATTCAAAAGAAATAATACAGTCCACTACTACGGTACAGAGAGATAAGTGGATGCCTCCTAATGAAACTTTAGTTGCTGGTCCTCCAATGGCAGGAGGATCAGGGAGTTTAGAGGAGCAAGCCTTTGTACAACTTACCAGAGAACTTGAAGGTACTGAGGGTGATAAAGCCTATAGTAGATGGTTCGGTGGTAGAGATGAAATGGATATGACTAACATGACTCTTCAAGAGGTATATGATGAACAGACAAAGAGAATGAAATCTGGAGAGACTACTTATAAAGTTAATGGTAAAGATGTAAGTTCTGCTGCTGTAGGTGTTGGTCAGTTTATGGATCCTTTGACTCAGGTTAAAGAGATGTATGAGTCTCAAGGTAGAGAGTTTGATCCTACTAAAATAAAATTTGATCAGAATGTGCAGAATGAATTGTTGATGGATCTTGCTAAGAGAAAGAGAGGAATAGATCCTTCTAAAGAATTAACTAAGGAAGACTTTGATGTTCTTCAAAAGGAATGGGCAAGTTTTGGAACATATTATGGACAAACAAAGCAAACTACTACTGATACTAAAGCACGTTATGATGAGATCTTACAGGGATTAAGAGAGAATCAAGTTAAGGTTCCAGGCGATCAGGCTGCTCTTCCTCCATCTCAGTATCCATCTTATAATCAACGTGGTAGTGTAAATAATACTGTAATTCAAATGCAGATGTCTCCACCAGAGAGACGAAAAGATATGGCTGCTACTATAACTGCAGGAGGAGTAGTGGTTAACCCTTCCCTTATCCCAATACATGTTAGGGCATCTGCTGATGAAGTGGGAAACCATATTTTATTAACATCACTTACTGGTTAATATGTCATCCTTAGAGAATATAGTTATAAAAAAGGCAATTCTTACGCCTGACAGAAATAAATCAGGGAATGACTCTACTGTTTCTCCTGATTTAGATACGGAAGCTGATGGTATTGGTATTGAGAAAGCAATAACGGCTGTTGATTATTTTGAAGATATTCTTTCTCCATCAGTATCTTGTTATCTTAAGATATCTGATACTGCAAATTTATATAATAGTGCTCCAATAAGAGGTAATGAGAGATTAGATCTGGTTATTGGAACTGCTTATGGTGATTTTGAATATACTGATGAGAAACCATTTTATGTTGTAGGTGTACAAGATCTGATTCAATCTGAAGGATCGGAAACATTTACAATGCAGTTGGCTACTCAAGAAAGTTTTAATAATGAGACTTCAAGATGTTATAAAAGATATAGAAGAGTACCAATTCACCAACATGTACGTGATATATTGGAAAATACTCTTGATGTAAAAGAAGATAGGATAAAAACAATAGAAGAAACAATGTTTTCTTTTGATTTCCTTGGTAATTTTAAGAAACCTTTTTATACTTGTACATGGTTAGCTCCAAAATCAGTACCAATATTTGAAGGAGCACAAGGAAAAGCGGGTAAGGGTAAATTATCACGAGCTAAAGGTACTGCCGGATTCTTTTTCTATGAAGATTATGATGGATTCCATTTTAGATCTATGGAAAAGATGTTGGATGCTGTTCAAAGTGGTGCAGAGGATGGTAAAGTTCCTGAATATGTTTCAAGTAGTATAACTGAGAGAGAAGCCACGGACAGACAGATAATTCACTCATATATGTCTGCAAATACGCATATCCAGAAGAATTTAAGGATAGGTTTGTATGCTAATCTCACATACTTTTTTGAACCTTTGAGTTGGGAGATAGATGCTATTCATTATAGGATGCAGGAAGAGATTGATAATAATACTGATAATTTATCTCTTGATGATCAGATGAAGGGTACATCAGATCTTTCTCCAAAATTGAATATGCTTGGTGGAAGAACCCCTATACCAAAGGATCTTGTTAATGATGCTTCAAGGATATTGGTTAGATTGGGTGATACTGGAATGAAGGATGATAGTCTACTTAAGGATCAAGATGGTGATCTTGGAGACTCTGGTAGGGATCCAGCAGACATGGCAAAATCCTTTTCAAGATACAATTTGCTCTTCCAACAGTCACTAAATATAGTGATACCAATTAACACAAACATGCGTGTTGGTGGTATAATTAAAGTTGTCCTACCATCTGTTGGACCAGCGCCTGTCGGGGATGCAAAACCTGCTGACAATGAATCCAGTGGATATTATCTGATTAGATGTCTTAGACATCATTTTGAGATTTCTGGAGGACAGAACACTACATCATTGAATCTCGTTAGAGATTCTTATGGTCTATCTTAACTTTCAGACGGTAACTATTATGACCACAAAAATCCCAGAACATGATTTAAATCATGAAGTTTATATTGATCCTAAAGATCATAAAGAACATGTCAATCATGGCATGTTAGAGTACACTGAAGAAGATCTAAAACTTCACAATGATGCTTTTCACGATCATGAAGAAAACGAAGCCAATCCTGGCGATGGTAAGATAAATGACTGGCATACCAGACATCAAGATACCAAGTTAGAAGTTTATTGTGATAATCATCCAGACGCATTGGAGTGTAGAGTATACGACGAATGATTGATAATTCCTTACTTAAGACCAATTTTTTAGGCCGAGACGGATTCGTTTGGTGGATCGGTAAAGTTGCTCCTGCAAAATATTGGAAACAGGCAGCATCTGATTTAGAGGCAGGTTGGGCTTATCGATGTAAAGTAAGGATCATTGGTTATCATCCTTTTGATGAATCAATGCTTGAAGATAAAGATCTACCTTGGGCTCATGTCATGGTAGATGCAACCTCTGGTTCTGGTCAAGCATGTTTTGGCGAGAGTACCAGAATGGTTGGTGGAGAAACAGTCTTCGGTTTCTTCATGGATGGAGAGGAAGGACAACAGCCCGTTGTTTTTGGTGCATTAGCAAGGACCGTAAGTGAAGATGGTCCTTCCAATGCACCTACTAATGTATTGAATCTTCGAGGTTCATCAAAAGGTGTAGAGGCTAATGCATTTGCAACCAGATCAGGAAGAGATGCTGGAGGATCTGGTCCAACGAATATACCACCAACAAAAGGAGGAACATCAGTAACAGATAGAGTTCATCCTCCTCAGAGCGCACGTAATGATTCAGGAACACCTACAGGTAATGAAGCAGCGAAGCATGGAGAGTTAGATGGTGATATGAGTAAGGAAGGATTGCGGAGACATACTGCATCCGATGACGGAACGGTTGATGGAGACAATGATCAGGGACCTCATACTGGACCTAATGTGTGTGAGAATGATGCAATTTCTAAGATTACACATGCTATAGGTAGTTTCGTTAAGACCGTTAATTCCCTTACACAATTTGGTGAAGCCTATATTGATGCAGCAAGGAATATGGTTGCTGATATTAAGAAACTGATTAATAAGGTTTCTCGAATGATACTGGGTGCAATTAAACAGATCATTCGTATGATTCGTGATAAGGTAATGAAGTTTCTTGGTAAGATATTCAGAAATCTTGTTGGATTAATTGTACCTGAACCACAAAAATCTCCTATCATCCAGGCCTTCAAGAGAATCATGGATTTGATTTTCTGTCTCTTCGAGAAGGCTGGTTTTGATATTTTGGGATTTATTAAGGGGTTGCTTAAGGATTTGATTGGTAATACAATTAATGCAACTGTTTGTGCTATTGAACAGGCAGTCGCTGCAATCTTAGGAAAATTATTTGATGCAATAACTTCTGCTCTTAAACCAATTCTGGACGGATTAGATTGGTTGACGGGTATGCTTAATAATGTTAGTGGTTTATTCATGAAGATTAGTTCTTACATGAATATGATTATGAGTTTCTTATCTTGTGATTCTCTACAGTGTAAGGCTTATGATGATTGGTCACAAGGAATGGGATTATCTACCAAGAATGCTGGTAGTATGAAGTCTGTACTTGATAATATACAAATATTAGATGATTTAGATTATGCCGCTGGAGATGGAAGTCTTTCATTCTTGAGTATGATGGGTGGAGATTTCAGTCAATGGTTTGATTGCAATGAGAAGACAAATAATCCACAAACTCAAGACGATTTATCAAATAGTATTCCAGATGGATTTGTTTATGGTAAGTGTATTCCTCCAAAGGTAGAAGTATTTGGAGATAATGTCAAACCAGCACAGTTATTACCTATAATATCGTCTGAGGATGGTAGTATTCTTACTTTGGTTATAATTCAACCTGGCTATGGGTATGAGGTTCCTCCAAGAATTAGTATTATTGATAAGACTAATCATGGTGGTGGCGCAGTTGCCAGAGCTGTCATTAATGATAAAGGAGAGATAACTCAGACATATATGCTTAATAGTGGCGATGGTTATTGTCCAACAACTGGTGTAGTTCCTCCTAAGTATCCTGTTACTGAAGGTCCTGATCATGAAGGAGATGATCCTCCTCCATTCATTACATTTACTACTCCCGCTGATAATGCAGTTGGTGTTCAGACATCTGTATCAATATCAATGACATTCAGTGAACCTGTTATTAAGGGAGCAGGTGATATTACTATTATTGAATCTGCAACTAATCAGACTCATGAGATGATTCCTGTGGGTGATAAGAGAGTTACTTTCTTGTCTGATAGAATTATAAAGGTAGATCCAAATCTTGACTTAAAACATAATACAGAGTATTATGTTAAAATGACTGAAGGGTCTCTTAGAGATTATGCTGGTCAATCCTTTAGTGGTATTGCCAAGACTGACACTTATAACTTTACTACAAGAGGTGTTGCAGGTATTGGTAGTGAACCAGTAGGTATAGTAACGACTCTTATACCACATAAGCCTGGAATAGGTTATACATCAGGAGATATTGGTCAGGTAGGACAGTGTTCCTTTGAATTGGTACTTACTGCTGCTGGATCTATTGTTGGTATCAAGAATATTATATGTAAGGATAAACATAAGGTAAAACCAACAGTTAATATCTTGACTAATACAGGAATAGGAGCGGAGTTAATTCCAGTAATATCTTACAGTCCAGACTTTGTTCAAGATATTGGAGAAAGACCAGATCGTGTTGATTCTGATGGAAACCCAATCACGGGAGCCGATGGTAGACCATTGGTTGTCGATGTTATTGATTGTGTTGGTAAACCATTAACGAGGGAGTAATATGGCAGATAAACTTCCTGATGACGTACAACAGGTAGATACCAAAGAGTATTACGCAAATTACCCTGGCTTTAGAATAACTTCTGGTAATAAAGTACAGAAAGGTGCCTTGAAAGGTAAGGTAGTAGATCTTACAATCTATACCGATAACAGACAAGGAATTGGATTCTATCAGGATGGATTACATCGTTTAGTAGTAAAGGGAACTTCTTATG